GGACTACGTCTGTTTTTTAAGTAACACATACCATAACAACGTTTATCAGCTTTACACGCTTCCCAAAATATAAAGAACAGTCTGTTGGCTTCTCTAAAATCTGGAGCACCAACATCTATTTTACTCCATTGTAAATACATATAATGGCTACCTGTTATATACGTAGGCTTACCATTATTCATAAACCAAAATCCTTCTTCTCTACGCTTAAACTCTTCATCTATAAAATCATACCACTTATCTTTACTTTCTTCTGGGTATGCTCTCCAATCAAATATATTTTTAAGCTTACTTAATTCTTTTGGATATTTTATTTTTTGCCATTTATTGGCATTTGACAATTGCACTCGCACTGGTTCCAACGGCAAGCCAATTGACAAACCTTGGATCTGAATAATCTCTCCAATTTTACCAGTTTTTGATATAACGACGATATCATGTTCTTTATTGTATCCATATTTCCATTTACGTTTTTTGTTAAGTCGATTAATTGTTGTCTTCTTAACTGGTTCAACTATTTTATATAAACTTTGCTCGTAACTCATTTCGATCTGCCTTCCGCGAAGCCTTTAAATACTCGTTCTTTTTTTTCTTCTTGTGTCTTTCCTTCCAGAATATTTTCTTCTTCTTGTATACGGTTAAGTATTTCAAACGCATCAAATATAGCTAACTTTTTAGTAGCTGCAGCATTTTTTAATCTATCAGCAGAAACATCATCATCAGTATTAGTAATGATTTTTTCTTTAGCTACATTAATCAACTCTTCAACCGCTCTGTGCCCAGCTTGGATTATAAGTTTCTTCGTTTCCTTTATATTCATATTTAATTGTAATAAATTTAGAGTAAACTCTATATAGTTTTTCTCCATCTATAATAAACTCATATTTAGAGAACGGTGTAAAACCTACAACTTCACCTTCTTTAAAACTACCATCAGTATATTTTATCACACCTTTTGTAGCATGTTCTTGCTCGTTATCCCACTCATCAATACTAACTAAAGGTTTAATAAAACAAAAACCGTTTAAAGGTTTCCATATTGGTTCTTTAAATCTAGTCCAAGGTGTTTTTATTTTTCTTAAAAATATTTGCTCTTCATTTACAAGATATATATTTTCTTTAAACCAAGCTTTACTATTTCTTTCTACACCTTTAACATCATGCCATCTTCTAAAAACATTGTGATGTACTATTACTTCTTCTCCTTTTTTAATTTGTGGATTACCAACAGCAGGAACATCAATAACAATGCCTTTACGGTTAACGTATTCATGATTAAAAATTTCAGTATTTAATATTAAACTTTTATCGTCTATTTGTTTTTTATTATTATATCTTTCTCCAACTGGAGATATAACATAATTATAAATACTTTTCATTAATATTCTAGATTATATTCAACTGATACAGCCATGTTTTTATTAAAGTCTTTCCAAGGTAAAACATCTTTTTCTTTTTTTATATATATGCAATACTTGTCTTTTTCTTCTATTATATTGCTTATAGTATGTCCACCATAAACTTCTTGACCAACAGAGTAATGCATAGAGTCAATTTTATAATCTTTACCTATTGTTATTTTACGAATTAACTTTGACATTGTTTTCAGTATAATTTATAGAACCATCTTGAATATTAACATCATCTGTTCCATAATCGTTTTTAAACTCAGTTCTAAGCTCTGTTATTATATTGCTTAGTTCATTAACAATACCAACTATAGAGTGTTTTTGTATTTCTAAACCTCCTATATCGTTTTTAGCTTTATTAACTCCTGCAACAGCTTTTTGTAATCTTTCTAACTGTTGATCTGTAATTTTTTCTGCGCGTGGTTTTAAATCCACCTTTGGTGTTTTTCTTTTTGCCATTTTATTTAATTTAATTAGTTAATATATTTTATCTTTCAAAAGAAAGTATAATAGTAAGAGGTGTAAGATTTACAATTTCATCATCATCTGCTAAAGCTCCACCAACAGCGTCAACTGTAAATTCAGTTCCACTAGCTATATTTGTCACCGTACCTATCGCCGCGTCATCCATAGCTCCTACAACATCACCTACATCAAAACATTTTCTAGCATCTGTACCGTCTACTGTTAAAGTTACAGCAGATGTAGATGCTGATACTGCTTCAGTTGTTTGAACACCTGTTTCAAAACTAAAATCTGCAGAACCACCAGCTATAACACCTAAATATATTTTATTATTAGTTGCGTTATGATTTTCGTGACCTTGTAAAACTATTCCAGGAATTTGGTTTGAAGCAGCACCATGACCATTTGAAGCCATAGATAAATAATCTAAACCTATTTTAAAATCTGAAGAATCTACAATAGCAGTTCCAATTAATTGATTAAAATAACCAAAACCGTTAGCTGTTGCGTTAACTGTACCTAAAGACCCTGGAGCAGCACCTGACTCAGTAGCTTTAGCAAAATACAATACTAAATCTCTAGCTGTTTGAGCAACACCATCTTGACCTTTAATAACTGCAGTAACATCTATTAATTTACTAGCACCTTTAGGCATGTTAATAGCTGTCCAATCAACCATAACATCACCTGCTGAAAAAGGTAAGTGAGTTTTATTACTTTGAATTATAGTTGTAGCAGTAAATTGAGGTTTTATAGTTTTTGTGAAAAATTTTCCCATAATTTTATTTTTTTACTTTTTCAAGGCTACGTCCTCCGAAGTAGGCCCCGATTACTGTTATTAATACTAGTTGCAAAAGATCTACATATGAATCTTTTACATTAAATTTTATTGCACCTGCATCTATAAATATTAATAGCATGGTGCATACTATTAAAAATATCAAAACCATAGGTCTAACGTTTTTACTTAACCATGAGTCTGATTTTTGATCTGCTTCCCAACGAGCTGTAATATTCTTTTCTACTTCAATTTCGTAGTTAGCAATTAATTCTTTTATTTTTCTTTCAGCTTCTAGTTTTTCTTCTGCTGATGTATGTAGATTATCTATTACACCACCTACACCTTTTACTAAATCTGCAGCTCCACCAGAAAATAATTTACTCAACATATTATTTTGTTTTTACTTTTTCAAACGAACTAATACCAAAACAACCCAACGTTACCCAAACAAATGAATTATAAACAACTTCATTTATAATTAAATCTTTATCTGCTAACACACTAGTTAATAGATCAGCTACAGCAAACAAACACATTACTACAAACGAAGCAAATCCTACTACGTTCTTTTCATTAATTTCGTTTTTATCTTTAAATAAACTCCACATATTATTTTTTTAAATAAAGTCTACCACCAGCTTTAGATCCTTCAACATATTCTACATATTTCCTGTTAGTACCAGATTCTACTTTAATTTTACTTAAATTACCTTCATCAATATTGTTAGTAATAACTGTGTTTCCATCAGCATCATATAAAGTTTCAGGTATACCAGCACCAGTAAATTGACCAACTTTAGTTCCTTGACCAGGTCCTTTTTTATCTTCTTTTTGTTTAAAGCCAGAAAAGCCTTTCATTTTAAACACCATATCTTATATTTTGTTGTTTTCCCAAGGAAGCTCTCTACTTCCTTCTTTATATTTTCTACCAGTATGAGGATTTGTTATATAACCGTTACCTCTTGGCCAAACTTCACCTTTATAATAAACAGCGTTATCATCGTAAGTTTCTTCACCAGTTTTCATTTTAGTTATATGTTGCATTTCGTGAGCTATAGTATATCTCATTATAGGATCGTTAATATCATAATCTTTACTTACAAATATTGAACCATCCATATTAGCTTCAGCTAGTATATTTTCTCCTAGCTTTTTTCTATAAACAGGTGTTCCAGGTATAATTTCATCTCCAGATTTAAATTTAAATTTAGATTTAATATTTCCACCTTGAGCTTGTAATCCTTTTGCTTTACCTAGTTTAAATGCCATATTACCTATCTTTGTCTTTTATCATATCATCTATAGCTTTATTGTAAACTTTATCAGTATATGATTTGTTATTATAGAATATACTTCTGTCTGATATTGGTAAATCTTCTTCTGCTAACAATATTCTATATATTCTACTTATTAATTGGCTGCACTTAAATGAAGTTTTATATACGCTATATTTTATCGTCGTGCGATTTCTATGTCTCCAAACTTCTATCCAGCCTTTTTTTCTTAGACGCTCCCACCTCTCTTTATCCCAAGAGTATGTATAAGTTCCGTCTATAAATTCATTTCTTGTAAAACGCTTCTTACAGTCTAAATATATTAGTAACTCTAAATCTGCGTCTTTCAACCCGTAAGTCTTACAGGCCCATTTTCTAACGAGCCTGTAGTACTTAAGGATTTGTAATTCACGTAAATCGTGAGAGGTTAATCTCATTTATTACGAGTCAATTGCTAATGTACAGCTTAAAATATCAGGATGTGCAAAAACAGAGTTAACGTCGTCACAAATTGTAACGTGTCCTTTTGAAGCGCCTTGTTTAGCACCTTCAATAGCTTCAGCAATACCTTTAAATACATCTAATTCTTTATCAGCAGTAATAGTTAAAGTGATAATATCAGCCGCAGAACCGTCTGTACCACCACTACCAATTGAACTACCAAATTTCATTAAGATAGTTGCATCAGCTGCAACAGTCATACCTAATAGGTTAGATGCTGGGTACGCACCAGCGTCATCAGCAGCATCGATAAAAATTAAAATTGGATCAGTCATTTTAAATAGTTTTAATGATTAATAAATAATTTGTTTGTGATTTTTTGTTTAAGGATTATTGTTTATGGTTTATGTTTAATCTACCATTACAATATCACTTGCTTTTAATACAAAATAAAACTTATCTTCAAATTCTATTCCGTGTCCAGCATGTTTATCATACCACACTATATCTTCTTGTTTTATTACTTCTACTAAATCACCAGCAGATATAACTTTACCTTTTAAATATCTAAGGTCATTATCATTATCTTCTGTTATAATTAAGCCGCTAGATTTTTTATGTGTTTCTTTTATTTTTTCTACAACTACGTAGTGATTAACTGCTTTCATTTATTCTAACATTTGATATTACACAATCTGCAGAAATAATAGTTGATACTACGCTAACTGCATTTTTTAGCGCAGACTTAGTTACAAGTACAGGATCAATAATACCAGATTTTATCATATCAACTAAATCACCTGTTATAACATTTAAACCTTCACCTTTGTTAGTTGGTAAATCTTGTAGTTCAATACCAGCATTATCTAATATAGTTTCAAAAGGTGATACTATAGATTCAAGTAGTATACGCTCACCTATATCTTTAGTTTTTATATTTTGAAAAGCATTAAGTAATGCTACACCGCCACCTGGTACAATACCTTCTTTCAAAGCAGCTTTAGTTGCATGTATTGCATCTTCAACACGATCTTTCTTTTCTTTCATTTCTACTTTTGAACCTGCACCAACTTTGATTCTTCT